TCGACTAATGAGATAGCAAATACCTCATCTATTCCTTCATCCTCTACTTTTAATTCATATAGTTTCATAATGTTATAACATTAAAAAGTTAATCTATGTTTATCCACCTGTGAATGTAGCTGCTCTAGATGTTCTTCTATCTAATGCCTGTTGTGATGATACTTCACCACTAACTACATATGCTTTCATTGGTGCTCTTGCTGCTGCAATAGTTTCTGCAATCTGTGTATTAGGATTCATTCCACCAGTTGTATTGATTGTAGGTGCTGATGCTCCTGCTACTCTTGGTGCAGGTATATTCGGTGCTGCTCCAACACTTCCTCCACCACCACCACCTTTAACTCCTGCTTGCGATGCTGCCTGATTAATTTGTTGAATAGATTTTACTGCACCTGCAATTGTTGATGCAATACTTAATCCGGCAGATATAGTATTAATAGCCACCCACGGCATACCTGCTGTCAAAGGTGATGCTGCTACTGATTTAGCATTTGCTATTGCTGTGTTTGCAATAATCTGACCGATACTTGCAGCCTGTTGTATAATAACACCTGCTATTGCAAGTGCTTTATTCTTACCAGCAACCTGTTGTAATAGAGAGCCGAATTGTTCAAACAAACCAAGATATGCCATATTGATATCATGCTTTGCTTGCATTGCTGCTCTTTCAGTAGCAAGTTCTTGGTCAACTATTGCAGTTCTTGCATCTGCATATTTCTTACGGATTTCAGTTTTTTGAAACTCTGTAAGTTCAGTATTCTGTAAATCAATTGCCTCTTGCTGTGCAAGTATATCCTTTTGTTCTGCTAATCTTTGTAGGTCTTGTTCAAAATCTAAATCAGATTGTTTATTCTTTCTATCTAAATCTTCGAATTGTGCTTGTAGGCCTGTAAGCAAGATACCTCTTTCATCTTCTGCTTTTTTCTTTAATCTCTCTGCTTCTTTTTCATCTGCTTTCTTTTTCTCTTCTGCTTCCTTCTCATCATACTTTGCTTTGATATCAGCCATTTCCTTACGGAATGCTTCTTCAATTAATTTAGTATCTGTTCTTCCTGCTTTCTCTAATGCAGCTCTTCTCTCTGCTAATTTTAAACCTGCTTCGTATTCCTCTCTTTCCCTCTCACCAAGTGTTTCTTTAAATGATTCTAATTCTGCTGCATCTGCATTTTTATTTGCTTCCTCTCTTTCTCTTCTAGCTTTTTCTTCTGCTTCTTTTCTTTTCTGTGCAGCTTCATCATATCCCTTCTGTCTTTCTTTAAGATTTTCCTTTTCAGTTTTGGTCATCTTCTTTGTACCTTCTTCATACCTTTCCATTCCGGCTTTGAAAGAAGTTACTGCTTTATCCCAACTACCTGTTAATTGTTCATAACCGGAAGTAATTGCATCATAATCTAATGTGAATATACCTTTAAGAATTTTACCAACACCTGTTCCTGCTTCTTTTAATAATGTGAATAGTGCAACGATACCTGAATAGAAATTACCTATGTATTTTGTTACATAAGGTAATGCCTTCATTGCTAAATCTAAAAACGCATCTATTAGAGGCTCTAATGCAGAAAATATACCACCAAGTATTTTTTCCATTCCAATTAGAAGTGGCTCTAATTTCTTTCCAGCTCCTTCTACATTATTGAATGCTGCAACTAATCCACCAACAGCTGCAACGATTAAACCGATACCTGTTGCTTTAAGTGCCGTACCAAATGATACGGTTGCTACCTTTGCTTTATTTAAGGCACCACCGATAGCACCAATAGGTCCACCTGCTGATTCTAATGTATCAATCCAATCCGCAGAACCCTGTCTAGCTCCTTTAATCGTATCTTCCAAATCATCTATTTCATTTGCAAGACGTTTAAAGTCCGCAGAACCTGCTGCAGTTTCTTTTAATTGTTTCTTTAACTCTTTTAATTGAGCAATAGAACCGGCAGCGTTTGTTTCAACGTCTACTTTTACTTTGACTTTCTTCTCTGCCATATTCTCATTATTTTATATATACCACTCTTCCAGGTTACTGGTATTTCATATTTACCCTTTGCAATTTCAACTCTATCTGAAACTCCGTAGAAGTGATTGGTATTTAGTAAATCAATTATATCCTTAATCATAATAACAATGTTTTAAATTAATATTGTATAGAACTTATATTGAATAATAGTATGCATCCGAATAAGATGATGTTGTCGAAGAACATCCTATCAATATTCTGTAATATGTTGATGATGTAGGTGCAGTTATACTTCTTGGTGATGTACAACCGCCTGTATTATCTCCACCCCAATTTATATTATCAGTTGAGGATTGTAGTGTTGTGTAAGTACATGTCGCACATCCACTTCCTGTTGTAAATGATATTAATAAACTTCCACCACTTAAAGATGCCGTTGTTATTGTTGGTGTGCAACAAACTACACCATTATTTACAACACTAGCTGTAATATAGTATATACTTCCTGATTGTGCAGTAAATGAGCCTGTGAGTGTTGTATCTGTTGTTGCTACTGATGATATTGTTGCTCCACCATTTGTATTTAATGATGATGTTACACCTGCTGTCCAACTTACTGGATATAATTCAGGTGCAATTGCATCAGAGCCTGAAACTCTTAAATTACCTGATGAATTTGCTGTTGCAGTTACAACCGGCGAACCATTTCTAAATATTTTAAAGTTACCGTCTGTATTTGTTTCTGTAAATGACCAACTAACTTCTGCATATCCTACACTAGCAGTAGGTGGCTCTGGCGTAGGTTGCAAACGGCTAAATGTATCTGCAATAATTGGACCTAATAATTGTAATTCACAATCACCCGTCTTTAATGAATAATTATTTATTGCTCGAAGATGATAATAGTTTCCTCTAAAATTTACAATATCATTCAATTCCATTTTGATATAATCAGCTAAAGGTATTATTGCTTTTGCTGTTAATAAACGTGTCTTTGGATTATAAAGAAGAGAAACATATGTATCCCAATATTCTGTAAAAAGAGATGATGACGGTAGTGCACCATATGATACTGCTTCATTATTGAATAGAAGTGATTTACTTCCATCAGTAGGGAAACTTCCTGTTACTACATTGTAATTATCAAAATATGGAAATGCAGTTTGTGTTTTAACTACACCTGATTGTGTTAATGACCCACTTTCAAAATACCAAGTTTCACAATCAACCAAACCATTATAGTAAAAAAGACGTGGTAATACACGACTAGGATTGTAATTCTGGTCGGAAATGTAAGTTGGTATGTATATAGGAATTATCTGTGACATGATTAGCAAGATTGTAATAGTGAAACTTGACCACTCGAGTCAATATATGCTGAATACTTTTGGTAGAAATAAGGATAACCAAATTTCCAATAAGAGAAACCACCATCGAATGTTGTAGTTAAATTACTATCTACATACAATTGAGTAACATTTTGTGGGTCACTTTCAATAGCATATACGACAGTTGGATAATAATAAGTTTGAGAACATGCTGATGCATTATCATACCATCCTCTTGCACCAATAGCATATGCATAAGAAGTTACAGGCGGAGTTATACCACCAACACTTCCTGAAAGACCTGTTCCTGCAATACGGATAAGTGGTGATGAAGCAAATGTTGTTTTAACTTCAAACTTACCTTGTGAGAAAAAGTTTTGTGTATCTGTATAATATGTTTTACCATACTCTCTATTTGTTGCTTTACTGAATTGTTGTGAAATATAATCCTGGTCAAGTGTATCACCAAAATTTAATTCGTTTACAGCAAGATTGTTTGCAGGAATTACTTCGATAGTTTCATCCAAATTAATATATTTGTTGAAATCCCATCTCTGTCCTTTGTTATACCACTCATTAAATGGCTCTATAATAAATTCGTTATTACGGGTTTTATTAGGATATATTACAAGATTAAATTTCCTTTGTAATCCTACAATAAAATCAATTTGCTTAATTCCATTTGTACCGAATGGCATATTAGAAGGTATATCCATAATACGCCCATCAGCTGCTTGGTCAACTTGTTTTATTTCTATATATCCTTTTGTAGTCCCACCAGGGTCCAGAGTTACTAGCGGTTGTGATGTAGGTGGTGCATTATTAGGTGATTGCCTGATTTGGAAATAATAATCTCCAACAGGTATATCAAATAATTTAAATTGTTGAGATAATTCGTATGTAGTGTTTATTCCACCCGTTCTACTATTTTGTAACTGGTCAAAGAAATTAATAAATGATTGTAATGCAATAGTTGCTACAGGTGTAAAACTTCCTGTTTGTACCATTCTTAATCCCCATGTTCCATTTGCCGAAAATGTTCCTGGCATATTATTTACAGAGCAACTAACATTTACATTTATGTTTAATACACCTGAAAGGTTACTTCTTTTAGTAACTCTATATGTTCCATCGTTATAAAAACCTTGCACATCACTTAATTCATTATACCAATTTAGTGTAGTCCAACTACCTGATGCAAGGGTTACATCTGTCATTCCACTTCCTGATATTGGTCCTACTTTTATTTTACCAAAAGTTTCCAAATCAACACCATTAAATTCAGGATATTTTAATGCATAATTGCAAACCATATACACATCATCTAATGCTCCACCTTGAATAAATGAAGAAGAATATGTAAATCCTGCTTCTTGGAATATTGCATCTAATACTGCTTTTGTTCGGATTGCAGGTTTAAAGTTTTGTACATTCAATCCACCATCTTGTGTATTCATTCCGTATGTTACCAAACTACCTTGTGTAAATTGATAACCAGAACCATAATCTGCAAGTGGATAAACTATATCACCATTAAATAATCCACCACTCCAACTTGCTGTAATATTATCGTATGATGCAGTGTGATTGTATTTTGAAAGTGAAGATAATTCAGTTAAGAATGCTCTGTTAATATCTCTACCAAAACTGGATAGTGTACCATAGATTGTTACTTCATATGATTCAATAAATTTATTTGCTCTAACATTTACTTTATTTAATTGTAGATATCCTTGCGAAAGATATACAGAATCAAAATCAAAATATGCCGGCACTTTAATATTTGTTGCAAATAAGAAAGGTGAATCAACAGAAATATCATAAACATGCTCAAAGAAAGCATTATTTACTTTTGTTCCTGGTAAAGTAATTTGACGAGTGAAATCAGATGGAAGGACTCCTAAATCAAATAGACCAGTTACGTTATTTGATAATTGTATATCTTCATCATCAAATAGGTCTAATTGCTGTCCATTTGCTACTAATCGGAAAGTAAATGCCTGTGTACTAGTTATTCCCATTACATTATCAGTTTATATGGTTGTCCGTATTGGAACTCAAATTGATACTGAATTAATTTATCCACTACGCCTGTTTTAAATTGTATATTTTCTGTTACAATTGTCAAAGGTCTTACCATATCTCCTGCATTAGTTTCTTCGTAAACCCAATAGATTTCATCGGAAACTAATAATTGTTTGAGAATGTCGTTATATGATTCAGATAACCAATTTGAATTTACAGATATAGTTTGCTTTGAATCCACAATATAAGCCTGATTTGCAGTATCATATTTTTGATATCCAAATGTAGAACTTTCCCATGTACCTAATTGCGGCTGATATGTTTTTCTACTTGTTGAGAAAGATTCTCTATTTACCATATCAAAATTCATCCAATCAAATTGACCAAAACGATTTTTCCATTTAATACGAATATTAGGATACTTTTGTTCACATACTATATTGTATTTGATAGATTGACCTAATGGAGTTGATGCGTTATATGCTTGCAGTGTAAACCATTCTAAACCTATCTGATTTGTAATTGGAAAATCATTTTGAGATGGTCCAATAGGATATTGTGCAGTTTGATTATTTGATGATGTTGTAAATGAAACATTATAAACACCATGATTACCATTAGAACCGCTGTATATTAATCTTGTAGGTACAGGTGCTCCACCATTTGCCCCACCCCATACACTACTATATCCTTTGTTTGTAAGGAATGCAGATTGTGTTGCAGGGCCTGATGTCATTAGAGGCCAATGTACTGATGCAGATGAAATGTTTTGTGAAATAGGTTCTTGGAATACACCATATCCATCTAATGCTTTGTATGTATCTGAACGTACATGCGAACCTGTCACATATATACTTCCTGAAAGATATTGCCAATAAAAATCAACAGCAAAATAAGTTACGTTTGATGTATTAGCGATTGCATAACTTGTAAGTGTTGAATTGATTATTCTATTCAAATCAAATATACCTACATTAGTATTATTAGGAAATTTAACAAGTGTGTAATCTGCTACTGATGCTGATGATTGCATACTACCTGTCCAATAGTATAAATCACCTACATATTGAAATGAAGATGATGTATATACGGGTGTGTTTTCAGCTATTGTGAATATAATTGGTGATTGTGCTAAACTAACTACCGCAGGAGTTTGAGTAATGGATAACGCCATATCTTTTTTTAATAATAACCTCTTTTTTCGTATCTGTAATTGATACTTACTTTAATTCCTTATCAATTGCTTTCGCTATACTTGCTGCAACTTTATCTGTAAGTGTATCAATGTATTCGTTGAACATTGCCTGAAACCCAGGGTCCAGATATGCTTGGTCAGCAAAATTAAATTCAGGTCTATGTTTTGTTCTAGATTTATCGGTAGCAGGGTCATTCCAAAATTTACCATACTCTGCTCCTTGTGGTGCTACTTCTACTTGCATTTCAAAAGTATATGTTCCAGATTTTAGGTCTTCAATTATTGCTTTTTCAGCTTGAGCAGAATTCATTCCACTCAATATCTTTCGACCGGTATTTGCACTTCTTAATTTGCTTTTAAGATTGCCTGTTTTCTTTGGTGCTTTCGCAACTGTCAGGTCACCTAATCTCTGTGCTACTTGTAATAGTGTTGCCATAATTTATTTTTTAATAAACACCACAATAGGCTGCTGGGCCTGTTTGTATTGTAATATTAGGACCGACAGTAGGAGTTGTTCCACTTCTTACACATGCAGTTCCGTTTCGCTGAATTGGACTTAAATTAAATGATGATGTTAATCCTGTATCACAATTTACATAAGAAACCGTTGACGGTGGAGTTGGTAAATTTGCAGTATATCTAAATGTCCATGTTTGACATGTATTTGTAATTGGTAAACATCCTGCTAATCCATTATCAGTTCTACAATTTAAACAATCTACTGAACCGCTGTATGCATCTGTTCCATAACTATAAGTTCCAAAATTAGCAGTTGTCAAACTAAATGATACGTTATCATAAGTATCAACTACTGCAACTGATTTCATACATTTGTTTTCATTAGGATTGTATATTACATAATTTAAACCAAATGGAACTCCACTTTGAACTGCAACATTTGAAAACGAAGCTGTATCACAACAGCTTTGCATTTGATAAACTGTATATGTAGAACCACAAAATGATGGATATAATACTATTATTGTTCCGTTTTGTCCATTGAAAGCATCAATACGATTTGTAATCCATCCAGATGCTCCTCCTCTACCACCACTACCCAAAGTACCATCTCCAACTGCTGGCGAACCTGTATAAAAACCTGCAATATTTGTACAACCACTACCACCTGCAGCAAAGTATTCAGCTGTTCCTTTTATAGTAAAAAGACTTCCACTACCACCTTGCGTTGCATAATCAGTATTAACACCCGGGTTCAATACATTTACTCCATTAGAACCTGCTCCACCACCTCCACAGCCAGAATCATTGACAGGTCTAGACGTTCCATCTAATGAACTACCACCACTATTTCCTTGGTCACGTCCATTTAATCCACCTAAATCTATACCATTAGAACTTGCACCGAATGCATCTACTAAATCTGCAGCTGCCCTAACTGCACCTCCACCTGAACCTCCTTCATCCGGTGTAATTAAATCTTGTCTTACTTGTGTACCAGGACCACCAGACCATATAGTAAACCACTGCGCTCCTGCACCTCCACCATATGCGGTTAATTGAGATGATGTAAATGGTGTGTATATATTTCCTCTATTTACAAAGATAGTATCTTGTCCAACGGATGCTGACCATTGCAGGGTGTGGTCTTGATCAACAGTATAACCATCTGCATTATCAGATGCATGTCCACCTGAACCTACATATAAAGTATATGAGCCACTATAAAGTGGAAAATTATTATAATAAACAACACCACCAGCTCCACCACCGCCGCCGGCTAAATTTCCACAATTACCAAAAGAGTAACAATTTGTGGAACCACCACCTCCACCTCCACCAACTAATAAAAGTTTTGCTTGATTTGTTCTTCCTGCCTCTATATTAAGAGATGCAGTAAGATATTGCATATTTTTACCAGTTATTGTGTGAGTATTAGTAATTTGAATCCACTTCCATTCAAAACCACCCGATACATATGACCCACTACTAACACTTCCTGACCCTGCTAAAAGTGAAACGGAAGCAGTTATACACGAATCTTGTTGACTATTGAATATTGCAGGTATGTACATAATTATCTCATTGTGTTTACAGCTACTCCAAATACAAAAGAAGTATCAAATACTAAAAATGATATTACATCTATTGCACTTCCAGATGGTGTTGGAATATATGGTGATGTTTGTGGAAATCTTATACTTGGTGATACTGATAGATTACCATAACTACCAGTAGGTTGTAAAACTCTTAATGCGATAGTTTCTCCTGGTAAAATATTAGTTGCTGTTAAATGAGTTGTACTGCCTGATACAAGGGTTAATGTAAAGAAATTACCCAATGATAAATCCATACTTGCAGTACCAGAAGTAATTGTTAATGGTAATACCTGTCCTCTTACACTTCCTGAAAATAATGAGTTACCTATTGTAGTTAATTCAACTGCTGCTGATGAAGAAAGTATTAAACTTCCTGTTATTGTTTGATTTCCAATAAATACATTTGAGCCTGTTGTTGCATAACTTCCTGTAAATGATGATAATAGATTTAGTCTTTGTGTTTGTGCATTATCAGTAACTTGTATTGATGATGATAGTGCTAATATTGAAGAACTTATCGATTGACTTACAGAATTTATATATGCATAAGATTGACTAAAACTTGTAGAAACACTTGCACTATAAGATTGTGTAAATGAATTTAAATTTGCAAGACTAACATTAACACTTGCACTAGTAGTTTCTAAATTATTTAATCTGGTATCTGTCGAACTTGTATAAGAATTAAACGAAGATGTATTTAACTTTTGATTAATCTGATTTTGTAAGAAAGATGCAGTCTGTGTTAATTCTGGTTGTGTAACAAAATTGGTTTGTAAAGAAGAACTCCAACTTTCTAATTCATCTAAACGAAAATCTACACTTTGTGAAAATGTTGTATTCAAATAAGATGCAGTTGCTTCTAATCCATCTAATCTATTATCTACTGATTGAGAGAATGTTTGATAAGTTGATGCAGTAAAGTTTTCTAAATTATCTAAACGGCTGTCAACAGATGTAGAGAATGGTCCTTCTAAATAATCCAAACGTGCATCTACTGATTGAGAATATGTGGTTACATTTCCAATTCCGCTTATAGTAGATGAACTAATATTGTTTGTAACTTGCAGAGACCCGGTAATTTCCTCACTTCCCGATACAATCACAGTTCCATTAAGGGTTTGAACATCTGCCGTAGAATCACCTAATATGTTGCTTCCTGATGAATATATGATTGAAGCACTTTCTATTAGAGTATAAATTGCACTTGCAGTAAGAGAACCTAATACATTAAGATTACCTTCTATTAATGCAGAAGATGCTGTTACAGGTCCATCTATATCAACACTACCTGTAATTTCAATTTTATTTTTGATTACTAAATTAGTTGCTTCAATTCTAGATGAAGAAATGGATGTAGTTGTTCTCAAGTCTCCATTATTATTTAAGAAAAGACCTAATGAATTACCTAATCCATCTTCGATAACTCCTAATTGAGCAACAGAGGCAGTATTGCTTCCGAAATGCAATAATCCCTGATAAGATTGTGAAATATATAAGTTATTTAAACTTGCCATCTATTTTTATTTTACATTTTTATACAAATTGCCATTGTCTGATTTCTCCCCAATAACCTTGCCATTGTGCTGGCGAAGTTCCCCACACTTGCGGATTTGTCCATAGGGTACAATATTCACAAGTTCCGAAATCAGGGTGTGGTATATACATTATAGGCAAATTCACAAAATCATAATCATCTTCACCTTCAAATGTATCTACTATGGTATAACAATTCAAATCATAATAGGTAGTAAGGTCAACATTGTATTTTGGAAAGTATCTACTTGCAAATACTTGTCCTATGCTACCACTCTCTGTAAGAACTGCTTTATACCTTTCACCATCCGCACAATCCTCAATAATATATCCACTTCCCGAAGGGTTAATTAAAAAAAAAAGGCAACGATTTTTATCATTGTGAGTTGTCAGTTCAAAGGTTGCTGACCACCCTGCCAATCCGTTATTAAACCTATCGGAAAAAGGTGTACATGTTATATCACCATTGATTTCAAAACCTGCCACTCCTCTTTGGGTATATGCGGTCAGGTCATTTAAAACTGCAAGTGTATTTGCATGTATATCTACCATATCATCAACCCCGTAGAATGGAATTGTTTGTTCGTTTCTACTGCCTGATGATTCGTTATTAAGGACTTTTTGTTTATCTGCTACAATCAACTGAATTGTAAAATTAGTAGTAGATGTTCCAAAGGATGTATCGGTTATTAAGATATTTCCTAATGGATATTCAGGATAAGATTTATCATCTATTGTATCAATGTCACCATACGTTACCGATTGGATAGTAGGGTGATTTCTCATTATTGTTTTAAAATAATTAAGAACATTGTAATAGAGTGAGTAGTTTACACCTGTGTTATGTACGATTTGTTGAGCCATAATTATTATAATTGTATTCCGTGGAAGTAATTATTGCTTTGGTCAGGATATATCTGTGTTTGATTTCCAACAGACTCCAAGTATTGTGGAATGTTATTAGAATATGCGATTAAATAGTTTTGTAATCTTAATGCGTAATAGTCAGCATTTGCTTGAGCCATACTTTTAAGATAATCTATTTCAGTTTTACTTGGTGCAACACCCTGTTCACTTTGTTGTTTCACAGCACCATTAGATTTAAATTGAATAGAACTAAATGGAATATACTCCACGCATGCATACCATAATAGTGTATACTTTATGTGGTCATCCATTAAGTCCTGATAATAAGAACTCAATGAACCAAAAGTTCCTGCTACAATCTGTGCTTGCAGATATTCAAATAAGACAGTACCTAAAAGATTTTTAAGATACTTGTCCTGCGCAGTTCTACAAAATGGTAGAAGTGCATCTGCATCAATTGCACCCTGTAGTGGTGAATTTTTAATTATATCGTTTCTGCTAATAAAAAGTGCGTATGACATATTATTTATAAATTTCGTATTCTTTATTAAAATGTGCAGGCATTACAAACTCTCTCATCTCTAAATCTTGTTTAGGGATTACTGAATCTGGATTTGTTTCTGCATCTGTTTGACCTTCTTCAGGTGTTTGCATTGAATCATTAACTTCATCTTCAACTTCTGCAACAGTTTTACCAGTTTCTTCCGCTGTTGTAGAAAGAATTACTAACGGAGTTAATTGTTCAAAGTATAATTCTCTACTATCGTATCCACCAATTTGGAATGCATAATCTAATGCGTTCACAATAAGATTTTGGAATGGCATGATAGTCATTGTTTGTAGAATAGAGAATGCTGTTTTCATTTCCTCACTTTGTGAAGAGAAACCATTATTTGCAGTACGAATACCGAATAATAATGGTGATGTTACTCTATGCGATACAAGTATTCTATCTTGTGCATATTCTGCAACATACTGAAACTTCTCATGCATATTATCGATAGAGATTGTATCAATTGTAGGTTTCGTTGCTACATCATCATTGAAAGATAACATAAAACGTCCTGCGTTATTTGTACCTGTGAACTTTGCTTGTAATAAATCTTCTATTGTTTGTCTTTCTTCAGGAGCAGGTACACCATTGTTAAAGTTTACCATTACAAGAGGTAAGAAACCATTTGTAATATTGTGTAAGTGTAAGTTAGATAATTCTGCTTCACTTACTGCAAATTGTAATGAAGATACATAATCAGGTAATGCGTAATAATATAAACCTGGGCAATAATGTTTGATGTAAAGTATTTCCATCTTCTCATTAGATGTGCCGAAAGCAGGTATCTTCTTTTTATCTCTTACTTTCTTTTGGTCATTCCAATCTACACAATAGTAATAGTTTTCAATACGAGGATTAGAATAAAGTTTTTCTGCACGAAGTGTTTGTACTGGCACCTGATACATCTTAACGATTTTTGTATGGTCATCGTTCCAATATACTTGTAGTGCAGCATTACCAAATAGTTTCAAATCAAATGCAATTCTTTTTACTTCTGTTTGTGGTAATACCTTTTCTAATACTTGCTGAAATGCTTCATCCTTACTAAAAAGTCCTTTACCAAATATTAAGTCGGAGATACCTTCTATACATGCAGCATTAGTTGTTGAGTTATTGTATGCAATTGTTACAGCATCAAAGAAATCATCGTGTCCATAAACACCGAATGGAATCCAACCATAACGTGTTTTAGTATCTTCCGTAATGATTGGAAGAGTATTATTATTTACATTGATAACTGAAAATTTTTGATTTAGTTTCATATTACTTCATTATTATGTAGCTATTTTCGCTCAGATGAGAGATATATTGCCTGTTCTGATTTTCGTATACTGATTTATCTGTTGATTGAGATGCAAATACTTGCACACTACCATTCCAAATTGGAGTAAGTGAGCCAGAGTTTAATAGTTCTGCTCTATACTCTTGTCCAACAATTGCACCACTTATTGCAAGAGAAAATGAAACATAACTTTCGTATGGTTCATAACTCATAGATGTAATCGTTCCTCTAAATGTTTCCAACGTTGTCATATCTGTTAAGGACATAGTATATTGATTACTTGCCGTAGGTTGCGTTCTGAACGTATAATCGTTGGATTGAGATATAAAATAAGATAGCATTATCTGGGTTTTATATTATAATAACACAGATTTATCTCTCCATACTTAAATAGCATAAAAAAACCCCACTCAATTAAGAATGGGGTTTAATATATTTTAGCCTATACTGAATTAGCTATATACGATAGTTGGTTGAGATGACAAACCTGCGAATGGAGAAGTAGTTGTACTTCCGCTTAAGAAAGCTGCTGGTAATTGTTCCTGTCCCTGAAAAGTTACAGAATATCCATACAAATCTCCTAATGCTCCACCTGTTTGAATTGTTCCCGCAGTTACATCTGCACCCTCTCTTTCACCAACCAATAATGCATCACCGTTCATTGTCCATACAACGATTTGAGGTCTACCATAAGCCATAAGCTTTAATTGAGTAGTCATTTCGTTTGTAAGCTTTTTAAGATTTAATACTAATTCTTGTGAGAAGAATGTAGTACCATTATCTCTTGAAGAGTTCACGGTTTCAGTATATGTGCTATTTCCCTTCAATTCATAGTAGTAAACTGTACTACCTGAAGGTAAAGCGGTAACTTGACCACTTCCGTTCTTTGTAAAAGAGCCAGTTGTGTAGTTGATAAAGTAAACACCGGCTAAACCACCGATACTTTCTTTACAAACTTCCTGACGTCCTTGTGTTAAATTACATGCCATATACTTTGTTTTTGTTAGTTAGTTAATTGATTAGTATGCACCGTAGTACACGATATCTTGTCCAATACCGAACTCAACACCTGCTGTGTATCTCATTATGATACGATAGTTTTGAGAACCATCGATGTTCGCCATATCAAGTACTTTAACCTCGTTGTAATCAGACATTAAACCTGTTCCGAAGAATAAGTTAGATTTTTGTGCTGCAACGATTTTGTCAGAACTCATACCTGGACACCATACGATTTCGATACCATTGAAGTTGAATGGTTTTTCACCAACGTTCATTTGGTTGTTCCATCCGTTTGCTCCAATTGCACCACCTGCTAATGCTTGCTGATATGCTTTTGCTACGTTTGTAGAAACATATAACAATACATCTGGCTTACCATAAACGGTATCAGGGATTGTGTTTACAACAGAATTTAATTTGTCTAATACGTTTGCAGAAGTTACAGAGCCAGAGATTACGATTGAACCACTCTTAGCCGCTAATACTGCTGTTGAACCACCTGCTGCGATAGATGCAGAGAAATCAGCTTGGAATCCAAGGAACTGACCATTAACGTTAGTACCTTGCCAAATTGATTGTTCAGTTGCTTCTGCTACTTTACCACCAACGTAAGATACCAAGAAATCGTTGAAGTTCTTTGGAATTTCATCGAATGCAGAGAAACCTAATTGTAAAGCTTCCCATGAATCTACGAACTCTTGCTTACATAATTGTAAGTTAACTTGTAATTCTTTTGGTTGTAAAATTCTTTCTGAAATCGCTACTGAACCACTAGTAGTGAAATCACAAGATGCGTCTTGTACAATACCAGAAACGTCCAACTTCTGTAATACAGATTTGAATTTAACGTTTGGCATAATTGTTACAAGCTTCTTGTCCAAAGTGTTTGCACTTAATAAAGCAGCTGCTATATAGCCTGATGCTGCCTCACCAGCGTATGTTGTGGTGATTGTAGGAAGTGCGAAATTTTGTCTTGTTTTCATTTTTTCCTTTTTAATAATTTTTTATGAAATATGTTTACTTATAAAGTTTAGATAAGAAATTAGATTGCGGAGTTGCAACTTTCTTACCGAAATTTTTTCTATTTGTTTCTGCGGAGAACTTCATTGCTTCATCAACAGGAGCACCATCTAATTTTGGTAATTCCATTTCTTCTTCAACTTCTTCTGCTACTTTCTCATCAGGAGCTGGCATCATTGCTTCCATCTTTGCCATCTTCTTTTCCATCTCTTCGATTCTGTAAGCCATGTCTTCCATTTTCTTACCTAATTCGATTTCGATTTCTGGCTTCTCATCTTCAGGCTTCAATTCTGCATCAGCATCTTCTGGAAGTGTTTCTACTTCTTCTGTTTCTTCTGCACCTTTGAATGTTCCTTTGATTTCAGAGCCTGCTGGGTCTGCAACTTCATCATCTTTTGTGTAAGTTCCTGCTTCAGGAATATCTTTTACTTTTTCAGTTGATGCATCTGCATCTGCCATTTCTACATTCATTCTCTCAACGATAACACCATCTTCTGTTCTTACTTTGATAAGATTCTCATTACCTGATTCATCTTTCAATGCTAACTCGTGTGTTCCGTTTGGAGCTGGAGATTTTGTACCATCTTCTGATACAACATCTAATTTTTCACCTACGTCAAATGTTGGTGATTCTACGATAGTTCCGTCTGCTAATTTCGCATATGTTAATTCCACTTCTTCTGCTGAAAGGAACTCTACTATCTTGTTTAATACTTTCTTTGCGTTCATAGTTTGTGTTTTTAAATGCAGTTAATATAATAACATGCGTTTTGATGTTTGTAATTATTTTTTTATCTTATTTGCGTTACTGTCAGAATTACTGATGGGATTGCAGGTATGTTTCCACTTGCAGGTTCATATAATATAGTCGCATTTCCGTTTGTTGTTTGGTATGCTAACTGATAGTAATCATTTGCTACTGCTTCATCTAAAATGTTTACAGTCATAATCTGTGCTGTGTTATTTGCTAATACTACTTTACTTGCAGAGTCAGAAATATTATTTCCGTTTTTCTTAAACCAAATATGGACAGTATCTGCTCCTGCTGATGTTTCTATTTGTGCAGAGAACTGAACGTTGTAAGTTCCGGCTTGTGATAGAGTTACCTGTGAATTGTTTACAACAGATACTCCTGCTACACTACCTGAATTGTTGAATGTGATACTTCCACTTACTCCTGCACTTCCACTTTGAGTTGTAGTTGACCAAAACTCTGCTGCGTCAAATGATGCAGATGTAATAGCTGCAAGTGATGCTTTTCTTAATTCACCTGTTGTTGTGTCATAAGTTACAACATCAGCAGTTACTCCATTTTGTAGGTTACTTATAAATGTGCTACCTGAAAGTATTGTACTACCACTTACGTTAAGAGTTCCTTCAAAGAATGAATTAGAACCGCTATCAATTAAGAAACCGGTCTTTCTTACTATACCTGTACTTCCTGATGTACCCGTACCTACTGCGAATACTGTTTGAGCTGATAATGCTCTATTACCATCTTCCGCATTCCATCTTCCGAAGAAAGCAGAACCTCCATTTTGTCCACCTGCATTTGCAGCGTTTGATGCATCATATAAAGATGTTCCGTATATATTTAATCCCTGTCCAATAATTGCTGATGCTAATAAGTGTCTATTTCCATCACCAATTACAGATGCGGATATACGGCTACCACCTATCACATTTCCATAAAGTCCTCTACCTCTATCGTTTGTCGTACCTGTTCCTGCTGCACTGCCAGAGAAGTAAATATTATTTGCTATAAATCCTAATAGTGTATTTCCATTTATGTTGAATGTTCTACCTACCGTTCCATTTGTCATAGAGTCATAATCATTAGTTATGGTAAATCCACCTAATGAATTCGCGGTCATAGCTACCGATGCGGATGCTCTATTTGTTACAGTAACCGCTCCATTAATACTGTTTTGTTGAATAGCGTTAGTAGAACCAACGGTAGGTCCATTTACAACTTGGTCATTTATCGTAAGCGAACCATTCATGGTATTATTTGACACTGTATATCCTCTACTACCAGATTGGACATTCATTGTTAGAGTTCCTCCTATAACATTCTGTTGAATTGCATGGGTAGAAGATGAAACCGGTCCAAAATATTGTATTGTACCTTGTGTTAATACATTTGATGTTATAGAAACTGCGTTGCTTCCACTTACTCCCGCTAATACGTTTGCAACTGATGCAGATGGTGCATTAAGACCTATTGTTGGGATTAATCCAATGTTATTACTAAAAGTAACAGCACCTGTATTACCTGTTGTATTAAAGTTCATTGTACCATTTTCTAAAATATTATTTGAATATATGTGTGCACCTGGGTTAGATGCTTGGTTTATATTCCATGTAATATTTGATGGTATAATATTATTATTCATTGTAGGTCTATTACCACTTACACTTGCAGCTGATGCAGTTATTTGTGGTACAGAGCCTGAATTCATATAAATGTTTCCAAAACCTCCAACAAATCTTGTAAAGTTTGTTGTTGGTGCTGTTGGATTAACAAATATATTATTACTACCGCTTACTTGCGTAGTACTCGTTAAGTTATTATTTTTGAATACTAAATTAGCTTGGTTTTGTGCACTTGCTGATAAGTGTAATAGATTTGCTGCGCCTGAATTAAATGTTAATGCACTTAATACTAAACTACCTGAAATACTTTCCACAGATGGATTTGCGAATGTTTGTCCGCCACCACCTCCTCCGCCGGAGCCAGTATCTACTGTGATATTAAATGTTGTGTTATCACCTTTTGTAAATGTAATTGTGTTAAGTGATACAGATGCAGTTATTAGTGATGATGCAGTTACAGAAGAACTAACAAATCCTAATGCGGTTATTTGTGCACTACCTGATATTGTTCCTGCTGGTATACTACCACCACCAAATGATGATGTAGCAACTTGTGCATTTTTACCTGCTGAATTACCTACCCATGCATATCCTTCTTGTAGTGATGCTGTAAAGCCACTTTCTAATCTAACATTGTTTGTTGCTATAATAGGTGCTTGGAATGTATTGATATATGTTCCACCCTGATTATCTATTAACCATAATTGTTGATTAGTCGAACCTGTCACAACAAAGTCATAAGTTTGTCCGTTATCAGAAACACCCACTCTGAATATTTCATTGCCACCATCTCTTGTAAACATCAAATAATTGTTGTTTGTAAGAGCGCTAGACCCACTAATTATTACTCTACCGGCTACATTTTGATTACCTATAAAACTATTTGAGCCTGTTGTTGCGAATGAGCCTGTATTTATTGTACCGCTACCACTAACGTCAGGAATGTTTACTGCGAATGTAGTTGTATCTCCTTTTGTAAAAGTTAAGTTACGAGTTCCGTTATCGAATGAAGCAGTAATTAAGAAACTACCACTTTCTGTTTCAGTTACATAAGATGCAGTTGCTGCATTTAACGCATTGATACTAACTTGTTGAGATGCAGATGATGCATTCAATTGGGTTATAGATGTATTAACACTTGCTGAATTACTTTCTAATGATGATACTCTTTGATTCGTAGATGCAGTATATGCATTGAATGAAGATGTAGTTACAAAGTTTCCTGCACTACCTGAAACATCAGGGATATTTACAGCAAACGTAGAAGCATCTCCTTTTGTAAATGTAAGATTTCTAGTACCATTATCAAATGATGCTGTAATTAGGAAACTGCCACTTTCTGTTTCTGTAACCCAACTACCACTTTGAGAACCTAAAATATTCCACTTATCATTATTAGATGCAGTATAAGAATTAATTGATTGCGTATATGCATTGAAAGATGCAGTTGAAACAAATGCTGTTGTTAAACTTGCTGTGAAATTATTTAGAGATTGTGTTGTTTGATGTATTGAATCTAAATCAGCAGTTGTTGATGCGGTGTATTGATTAAATGAAGCCGTATTTAATTTAGTTCCATCTTGCTCTATAAAGATAGAAGCAATAGGTCCATTAACATTTGGTACAATGCTTGCCGATACTAATCCAGAAAAATGTAATCTTGTAGAAGTACCTTGTACAATACCATTATCTGCAATTTGGTTTACAGATGCAGTCCATGCTTCTATATTAGCTGTTTCATTTTCCAATGCAGTCAATCTACCATTAGCAGATTGAGTAAATGTATTAACTCCACTATTAATCGTTAATTGTGAAGCAGTGAATTGATTTAATGCTGCAAATGATGGTTGCTGTGAAGATGTAAATGTATTTAATCTGCTTATTGAATTATTCCAACTTGCACTATCTATATTATATCCTATCTCATCAACAAGAGAGTCAATCATGTTCACATTGAATCCTCTCAAATCCGCAGCTGATATTTCTCCATTATTGTTATTTGGAAAACTTGTATTATTTTCTACCTTTAAGGCCTGTTTACTTAATTCAGACATATCTAATTTATTTATGGTTGTACTATATCAAAATCATCAGAGTAACTATTATCAAATGCTCCACCACCTGTTCTTGTAGGTGATTCTATTACACCTATGCCCTGATTCATAAGGTATCCCTGACAGCACTTAACATCATAGGTATTTGAATCCAAACAAAGACACGCTCTTCTGCTATTCTTTGGTGAACTCAATCCTAATGTTGGTCCGATGAATATGCCGGATTGATTTTCTCTGTTTACAGAATAACGAAGGTTTCCGTTTCTGCTATTGCTCCATTTAGGCATGAGATACTTTTTTAATAATAACAAAGATACTTCTATCTATCGTTATCCCTTTCCTACTTTTGCCAGAGACTCTTTATGTAGTGTTTGTTCAACTAAACCTTTATCTGCTTTGTAGCACAGATATAATAGTACTTTTTCTAATGGTTCTTGAGAAATAGAGTCGAAGCGGGTGACATCACCATTTGCGAGCTCAACAATTGTAATATAGCTTCCCCACTTCTTTCCAAAATTTGCTTGTATTGGGGATGAACTTCCTCCTTCATCGAATATTTCAGAGTAGCGCTCAGTAAGTCCGTTAATAAATTGAATAAAAAAAAAAGTGCTCCGAAGTGTATATGCATAGGTACATCTAACCATTTCTCGTCACCCTTGCTACCTTCGTATTTGGTTATAGAGTAATTACCCATTGATTTGGTTTCAACAGGTCTGTATAGTATATTCATTATCTTTGCCCAATTACTGTCTATTGTTATTTGTCCGAACTTTGTAATGTCCGCATATGCACCATAGGACATATTAGATAGATTAGGTTCAAATCCATATTCAACACCATCTATCTTAATAAATCTTTGCAATTCCAAATCTGTTTTTCCAATGAACTGCATCAACTCATACTTTAATAGATTATAATCATCTACTGATATACCTGTAAGATATTCAGGTGATAGGCCGCATAAGTGTAAGAGTAGAACAGCAGTTGTTGCTTCTTCATCCTCTTCGTAATTCTTTAAATCATTCTGTAACTCTAACCATTTGCGAAGTGTAATATCTTCGTAGCCCGTTGGTATCTTTAACTCAATTTGTTTTTGCATATAATAATAGTGTTAATCTTTTTACTTTGTTTTCTTCGTTTTGTAGTTTAGCATTCATCATAATCATCTTTGCTTGCAAGTCCTCATTCTCTTTACGCAAGTATTGTGCTAATTCTATCAATTCCTTTATCTCATCTTCATTCCATAATCTATCTGACTGTAATTGCATATGTTCCTTTTTTAGTTGCTTTCTGTGTTAATCGCATCATACCTACATATCTTGCAGCATCCAATAAGTGGTCTAATCCACCTTCAGGTGTATCAGTTACATAACCATACTTATCCGTTGCGTATTGGTAGCCGTATAATTCGTTGATTAGGTTTTGTGATGTTCGTAGTACGTGTATCTTATGATTTTGCAGTACTGATATTCCAAACTTAATAGAATCTTTTCCCTTTGTTACAGGCTTTGCATTGAATCCGTATCTGTATAATTCTTCTATGCTTCGTGGTTCCGAACTATCACACCATATCTCATAACTCTTATCAATTTCTTTTTTGCTTAGCGTATCAGCAATATCTTTTAGAACTAATCCCTTTTCGTAAATTACTTCTTCTAAATAAATGTTATCACCATTCTTATAAACTGCTACTAATGCTGTCGGGTCGTTATAACCCCAGTCTAATCCGAATGCCACAAACTCAGCTTCGAAATCATCTACTATATCAAACTTATACACTGCTTTCTCATTAGGAGCAAATTCACCTAATCCATAAATCTTCCAATACTTTTCATTCTTTGTTTGTAATTCTTCAATTGCTGCCACCATTTCTTTTGGTAAGTATGGATTGTCTTTGTATGTAGTAACGTATCTTTCACAATCATTCATTTGCCTTAACCAATGATAAGGTGATACGGTTGGGTTGTATGCCAGTATTATCTGACCTGTTGTACGAATGCTTAACTGAAAATAACTTTCTTCATCTATCTCGGATGCTTCATCAATAAAGAGGATGTCCGATTTGATACCACGCAGTTTCTCTGCATCATCAGTAGAAATAAACTGAATAGTGCTATCGTAATAACTCCATATCCTATCCGTACCATTGTAATCCGCTTCATTCCAAACTCCTAATCCTTTTAATATATCTATGAAATCCTTTATGACTGTACGTTTGAGTGATGGAATTGTTTTACGGACTACCGTGATGTTTATTCCTTCTCTCTCAATCATCTTCACTAACAGATATTGTAGTATTGCGTAGGTCTTGCCGCTTCTCGTTCCACCGATATGCTGCTGAACTCTACTCTTACTATCCAATATGTTCTGAAATGTTATCGTTGTTTGTATGTCTATTTGTGCCGGCATTGTTTACTTGTATAGTAACTTGTTGTATTTTTTGTTCAATCTCTGCTCTCATTTCAGTTCTACTCAATTTAGGCAGATTAAATTCTAATAACTTAATAGATAAATCAACTGCCGCTTTCGGGTCTTCCTTAATTAGTTTATCCATTATTGCAGGAAGTTCATCCATAACTCTATTTGTTGCACGAGCTAGCGATAACTTCATTTGTTCTGTGCTTCTATTCAATGCACCAACCGGTCTTCCCTTTGCTAACTTATGTCCTTTTTGAAACGGCATGTTATATTAAATCTGTATTATTTAAATATATAACACACCTTCTGTCAATTTGTAATTAAACCGATACTTTTATACTCCATAGTAATAAGAGTCCAATGGCGCAAAGATATGCTATCATTAATAGGATTATTTCTTTATTCTTCTGATACCAATTCATATCCATATACTTTTACTAATCTACCATCCTTGTCCAAAATGTAAAGCATGCCTCTTATGTGATTACCTTCTAATTGGATTTCTTTATCTTTAATCCATCCCCACGGGAAAGTGAAGTGTACATAATTGTAATGCGTTTTCATATCATTCATAATATCCTCTCGTGTCTGGTATGATTTTTGATTCTAAACTTTTTCTTCCTCTTTTGCCACTTCCTTTCTCTAATATTATTGGCGTAAATCTTAAATCCGTACACCATAACCATATTCCACTTTCTATCATAAATTCGATTTCTTTACGATATATCTCTCGCCTTTGTTCGTGGGTTTCTGCTTTATTTAATTCTCTTTGTATTCTTCTATGCCTTAACCTTTTTTCGTTTTCGTTTAGTGGATATGGTTTTTTATAATCTTCTTCACTTAACTTTTGTGATTTTTTATAATGTCTTTTTCGGCATGGTACACATAAGCAATATATGTTTCTGCTATTCCAATCGTATGTATCTCCGCAATTCACACATTCTTTAATTTCCGTTGGTAGTTTTCTCATTTGGGTTGGGTATAACTTCGTTTAAGTATCTTCTTATTTTTTTAATTGCAAGGAATGTTGTACTTTTACTTATTCCTATTTTCTTTGCTAAACTTTCCATTGTATCATCACTTTCAAAATAGAGTGAGAAGATACGTGCTTGTGGCCACATTCGTGTCTGTTGTAATGCTTTTAGTTCTCCTACTATTTGCTGATGTGTTTCCATTATGAGTATATCTCTTTCTTCGTTGTATGGTACATATTCTTCTTCTGTATGTATTTCTTCTTTCAAGGTTGTCCGATTCATTTTCTTAACCTTATTCATCCAACGAGAGTGTAGAAACTTATTACAATAGAATAGATTGAATGTATTATTTCCGTAGAATATTTTAGGATTACATTTTTCAAGCAGATAGATATAAAGGTCAGAAACTAATTCTTCTGCATCTTCTTTATGACGAGTAAGTTTCTTTGCTTCTCTTACTAACCATATGTGAGATTCTCTGTATAATCCATCTACTCTTCTCTCACAATTACAATAATCAATAGAGCCTGTATCTATCATACTATTCTCTTTCTTTTACCCAATTGAATAAGAAATCTATTGCTCTTTTCCAATGTGCTCCACTACTTGCACACGTACATGGTTGTGGTTCTCTTTCACCTCTTATGTGATTAAATGTATTCCAAACATAAGGTGCATGATTTTCTTGCAGATAAGCTCCAATATTTTTTATGAAATCTTTTAGTTGAATGAATTCTGCTTCTGTGAGTGGTGCATATTTATTTTCCATTTGGTTTAATTGCTTTAAGTTTAGGAAGTTTAATTTCTTTCTCTTGTGGTTGTGGAGTCTGTGGGATAGGTTGTTGTAAGTTAAGTAAGTGTTTAATCCCTTCAATGTTTGGATGTGAACCTGGGAATGCTATTGCCATACTTGCTAATATCAATACCATATCATTTACTGATTGCATCTTTGACCAATCTACCATATAAATACTATTAGGGTCAATCTTTGTTTCTGTTCCTGCTAAACTAATTGTTGTTTGTTCCATTGTTTTTATTTTATAATATACTAATTGTTTCCGAATAATCTGGGCATGTCCATTGATTCATTGTTACACGTCTTCGGTCACATCCACAATTAGAGTAACCTAACTTTCTTGCTACCCAACTTGCTACTGTCTTACCATGTCCTAATGTAACCAATCCTATGATATGTTCTGTGATACTTCCTAATCTGATGAAGCATCCAATACATTTAATTACTTTTGTCATTTTTAATAAATTTTCTGATGATGTTTGCTGATAATGCTGATATTTTGAAACCATGCTTATCACAATATTTTTTTAATTCTGTATGTAACTCAATTGGAATTTGTATTAGTCCATACTTTTTTTCTTTTTTATCCATAATTTATAATTTGTGATTTAATGCTAATCCTAAATCTTTGAATGATTTAATAAATGCTTTTTCTATTTGACGTAATCCTTTTCTATCCATATCTTCTGATTCAAAAAGGATACCTACCTGATGGTTATCTATACCCCATTTTTTAAAACTTTGAAAAAGATTAGGATGCTGTGTTGTTTTCTTACCATTCATCCAAGCATTAAATTTTACTTTATGTTCTAACAAACGTACACCCATGTGCATGTTAGTCATACCTATATAGTACAACCCATTAGGTGCTTTTAGGTAATAAACTTTTGAACTCTTATCTGCTTTTCTGAATTTACCAACAATTTCGACATGTCTTTGTGGATTCTGTCTTTGCCAATCTAATTGATACTGCGGATTGATTTCTCTAAAATTCTTATTGATTTTCTTAAAGCAAGACTTACATTTACATTGAAGTCCATCTTTACTTGCAGTCTTTTTGTGAAATTCTGATGTGGGTTTAGTTTTATTGCATTCGTTGCAATGTTTCGTATTCATATATTGTGCCAATTTATATACTAATATATATTATTCTTAAATGCCAAACGCATGATTTCTTAAAGAATTTATCATACCTCTATTAAGATTTAACTTAAATTCTTTATAAATCCAATCTTTAATATGCCTTGGTTTTAAATTTGTATTTTGTTTTATATGATTAATAATTTCGGTTTTAATGTAAACTGGAACAATATTTTCTGCCTGTTTATATATTTGTATATTATTATGTACTAATACTTTTCTTGCAACACCAATAGAAACTTTCCAATATTTAGCTGGATATTTTAATTGTCCAAATTTTTTGTATAATTGTATTCCTTTTTGTAATTTCTTTTGATTATTTTGAATGCTATTAAATTTAGGCTTTTTTATTTCTAAATTAGAATACTTATGAAAATTATTTTGTTCTTTCGTAACCCACTCTAAATTTTCTACTGAATTATTACTTTTATCAAAATCTTTATGATTAACTTCAGGTAACTTTAATGGATTTGGTAAATAACATTCTGCTACTAATCTATGAACGTAGAATGCTTTTGGTTTATCATTGGTAGATTTATTTTGTAAAACTATTAAATGATATCCTGTTTTTTTATTAGGATATGATTTTACTAATCTTGGATTGGCTTTTTGAAACGTGCCCCATCTATTCTTTGTTACTGTATTAAAAATATTACCATCTTTATCGATTAAATATTTTTCAAAACCTTTGTGTATTAAATTTTTCATACATCTAATATACAAAAAGTTTTTCAAATTACCAAATAAAAATGGGGAGAACTACTGGCACTTTGTAGTCTCCCCTATATTATGAGAGTCAGACACTGCTTAAAGTTTATAGATAAAAATCAGAGTAGCAGTATTAATTAAGTCTAACTAATTTATTAACAAGCAAGTTTATTTTTATATTTAATTTTGTCAAGTGCTGTCTGCTATTGTCTTTGTTTTCTTACTAATGGATACACAACACCTTTCGTGATTACTACTTAAAAAAAATAATAATCAAGTGTTGCGTATATCATTGACTACTTACTAACGGAGCCAACACCTGGTTTATTCAATTTATTCAACCAACATCCTAATCAAATGAATACCATTATACATTATGATAGGAGACACCTTCCAGTCTTTTAAGTATTTCAACTACTGCGCTGTGACTCATTTTCTTATTATATTTAGTGTGTAGGTAAAGTGCGTTGTGTTCCAACCCTACTTCTATCATATAATACCTTCGTTTAGATTTTAGGTTTTACAATAGTAAATATATGGAAAGTTTATGAAAACGCAAAATTATTTAAACTTTTTTTAAATGTAGAAAAACCTGAAAAAAGTGGATTTTTTACCCCTAAAACATAAGTCATTGATTGTCAATAAGTTATATAAAGCGTTGAAAACCAGTGTTTTACGCATAAACTGACATATATGGTAAATCCTTAATTTATAACTAATTGATTGTCAATAAACAATTTTTACCGAACTGACACATTAACAGATAAAACCTATTGCCAGGTCCCAAAACTTTCGTATCTTTGGGTATATTCTTTTGGTATGTGTATATGGTTATGCCCATACCTTATTTATTAAACTCTAAAAATAATTAAAATGAGTAAAAAGAAAAGTGACATTATTTTCGCAGTAAATGAATTGAAAAAAATTATGGTAACAAGTGATGAAGATGGTAATCAAGCAACCCATCCACACACAAAAGAAGAATTATTTGATTTCGTTTTGAATGGTTTTTGTTTTGATGTAAATAAAGACAAAAAGTTTTTTGATGATGATTGTACTATTTGGTTGACTAAATCACAAATTTTAGAATTTAGAAATATGCTGAATGATGTTGTATCGGAAATTTATCCTGATGAAATGTCCGATATTTTTATTAATGAATAAAAAATAAGTTATGCTCACAAAACAATTAAGAGAAATGGAAAGACAAGCAAGTGTAGTTGTTACAAAAGAACAAAAAGAACATTTGGTTGAACTTATGTTAGCAAATACGGATTTCACTATTGATGAAATTAAAGAAATGCCTATTTGGGAAATTGAAAGTTATTTAGGAATACAATAAAAAATAAGTTATGAATGTAGAATTAAAACACGCGTTAGACACAATTAAAAAATATTGTGAACAACCAAAGAGAAAATCTTTTGAAGAAGTAATGGAAAATGCATCCCTTAAACAAAGAATTGAAAATTTAAGAGGACAATTTACACATTATATAGACCATCAAACCATATGGTATCTTCATAATAAAAATATTAAAAAGGGTGATACAAGTTGGTTAAAACATCCGAATTATATAAATGTAGAATTATCTGAAAAACAAAGAAAAGATTGTTTAGATTCTTTAGAATGGTTTAAAAAAGATATTGAATATTGTATTGGTCATTTAAAAAATAAATAAAATATGAAGCAAAATCCTATTGTAAAAAAAGTACTAAATAAATTCCAAAGTATTCAAAACATCGCTGAAGTATTTGTAACAGGTCAATCAGCACAAAGAGGACTATTAATATCAGGTGATGCAGGTACAGGTAAATCACACTATATTAGACAAGCATTTATAAATACAGGTACAACTAATAAAGTTGATTATGTAAAATCAGTATCATTTACTGCACCTGCTTTATATGCTAAACTTTGGGAAAATAGACACAAAGGTAATGTAGTTGTATTTGATGATTGTAGTTTAGAGTCATTAACAGGTGAGTCATTTAGAAAATGGGTTAGTTGGATTAAAGGTGGTTTGGAATTATCAAAAGATAAAAAAATGATTGGTTATGAAGCAGCATCTAAAAATCAGTTATTTGAAGATTTAGGTGTTGAGCCTGAATTTAATTTTGAAGGTTCTATTATTTGGATAACAAACACTCGATTTGATAAACTAGAGAAGAAATTCGCAGACCATTGGGATGCTGTTAAAGGTAGATTTATTTGCGTAGAAATCTTTCTTTCAAAGGAAGAAAAGTATATGTACACAAATTATCTTATTGATGAAAAGGATATGTTAGGTAAAAAATGTGAAGCAAAAGAAGGTGGATATTCGGATAAAATTATTCTTAAAACTATGGAATATTTATCAGATTCTTATGATGACTTTAAAGAAGTAACACCACGTATTGCAATTAAAGTTGCAGACACAATGGAAATGTATCCTGATATGTGGAAAACAATTTTAGATAATCAAAACATTTATGAAGATGAGTAAAAATATAGAGTGGAAAAAAAGTTCTATTGATTATATTAAACTTAATGAAATAAATCATAAAAGTATTACAAGTAGTAAAAATGGTTATAAGCTAGCTACAACAAAAAATAAAAATCAAGGAAAAAAGAATGCTGCAACAGGTCATATGAAAGAAATCCAAAAAGTTGGATGTTCTATTGGTGGTAAAATAGCTGGTTTATCTAAATCAAAAGAGTATTTAAAAAAAATTGGTAAATTAGGTAATGAAGTTAATGCACAAAAATATGGTGAAAGAATTATAGCTACAAATTTAATAACAGGTGAATGTTGGGAATATATTTCTAAACATGAAGCTGCAAGAGATACAAACGTTCCAACTTGTACTATAAGAAAAATATTAAAAGGTTTACAACCAAAAACTAAAACTGGTTGGACTTTTTATGAAAAATAATTCTGTTTGTTTTTCTCATAATAGTTTGTCATTATGCCATTTTGACAAACGAAACCCCGACCGAAAGGTTGGGGTTATTTTTTTGCGTTTCCCGTAGGCTATTCTCCGAATGGGTATTCACCCTAATTTATTATTTGAATGGACAGAATTAGGTTATAACCTAATTTCCACCTATTCTGGCTATCTGCCTTGTCCTCTATATGTTTTTGGTCGTGGTGTATGTTTGTTATAACTTTTTTTAGCACTCCCACCTTTTCTTTTTCCGAATGAGGTTTTTGTATTTCCACCTCCACCTTTCATTTTAGCCATTATAAACTTTTTCTATTTTGTTCTTGTAGATATTTCACTTCGGTTTCTAACCTTGCAACTTGAGATGAAAGGTTTAAAATGATTGCACGCATTTCATCTTTCTCTCTACTACTTTCCTCTAATAGTGCTTCTAACTTTGCAATACGAGAAGTACAGTCGTTTTTAATCCAACGGTCATCTTCTTCTTTTTTTGCTGCACGTTTCTCATAGTATCTCCATGCAGTAGCACCACCTAATGTAGTAATTGCTGTTATGATTACTGAATAGATATTTTCCATTACTTTATTCTTTTTCGTCAGGTATACAATTAGGAACTTGACGTCCATCAACATCCTTCATGCCGTATTGTGTATAACCACTCCAACATGGGTCTTCACCTGCTTCTGCTAATAAATTAATTCCTTTGAAATCAGTATCATATTTCACTTTTGCCATCACCTTTGATGTAGGGTCTGTCATTTTACTCATCTTATCTTTTCTCCAATAAGAATAGCATATTGCTGCTGCTTGTGATTGTTCATATCCTGCTGATACTTCTTCACCTATACATCTTGATATAAATGCGTCTTCACGCTCACCTTTTTTTGGATTTACTGGCATTGTTTTATTTTTTATTGTACATAATATGTTATACCATCTTTAACAAGTTTTTCAACATTATCCATTACGATGGTTCTAAAATCGTTTACTCCTTCATCATAGAAAACCATATATCCATCTGCTTCATAATCATATACAGCATTACCAGAAGGTCCTGCAACTGAATACATATCTCTAACTATATTTCTTCCATTTACTTTTTTAGAATATATTTTGAATGGTTCATACCAAGTCAAAACCATATCCTTCATTTCTCTGAATGATATATACTTGCGTTTTGCGGCGAACTCTTGAAGTTTGTTATGTACAATGTTACTTGTCATCTTTTTTCTTTTTACTTGCAGGTTCTCCGGCATATGTTCCACCTGGAAAACTTGGTTGTGCTTCTAATTCTTCTATGTGATAAAGATATTCACTATCTGCTGTGTGAGTTGCACCGGTCATTAATCTACCACTTGCATCTTTATGTGTTGGTCCTTCCCATACTTTACCATCTTTTGTATAATGTGGTACACCTTCTTTCCCTTCTGTAAGTAATCCTAATTCTCTTAATTTACTCTTTGCCCATCTTCCGCCGGCAAGACCGCCCCAACTTTGCATCATAAGATATCCACAACCATCGCCGAATCCTTTTGATGTTTCCAAATCTACTTCATGTCTACTAACATATGAATGCATGCGCTTGATTGTATCTACTGATATCGGTTCACCCTTTGCTAACTGATTTGCTCTTTGTTTGCCTACCGGTGTTCCGCAAGAACCCCAACCATTTTTATCTGCCCACTCTAATGCTCTCTTTGCATTGTTCTTAACTGCATCTGGATAATCAGAGTAAGATTCCATATCTATTCTCTGTTTTGCTTTATATCTTTTGTCTTTGCGTATAATTGCTTTAATCTGACCTAGGAATATATTTGCTTCTTCTTCTGTGAAATCATTTATATTCTTATCTAAATCAATTAGAGATGCTTTTACTAATTTCTGTTCTAATAATGCTTCAACAGAGAAACCTTTCACTTTGCCGGTCTTTACATAATCGTTCCAAAGTGTTTCATCTGCAATCTTAAACATTCCTACCCATGTACCTTCTGGTAATGCTAAACCATAGTTATTTGATTTATCTAATTTACCATCTTTTATCCAACTCTCTACAAGGTGAACTCCTTTTATCTTTCTATCACCATGTTCAATTGTAGCCTTATCTGTATATTTTTTCATCAGATAATTCTGTGCTAATTTCTTTACGGTCTCTTTTGTAAAGAATACATGATAAGGATTTCCCTCACCATCAATTCTTAATATCTTTTTATCAGGGATAAGGATAGGTCCAATCAACATTCTCTGTTCATTATCTATCTTTGCAAAACGAAGTTCTTCCTTATTAAAGAAAAGAAAATCTGATTCGATAGCCGGAGATTCGACTAATGAGATAGCAAATACCTCATCTATTCCTTCATCCTCTACTTTTAATTCATATAGTTTCATAATGTTATAACATTAAAAAGTTAATCTATGTTTATCCACCTGTGAATGTAGCTGCTCTA